TTTTGACAATGCAAAGCGTAAAATTAACAAGGACTTTCCAAATGTTTTTGGGGAAAACAGAGGAAGAAGTGGAGGAGGCAAAAATAGAGTTTCTACAGTTGGACTCTACAACAAGTTCATAAAACCATACGGATGGCTAAACAGTTTGTATATGGTTGCAGAAAAAGGAATATTTAGAGTGAATGGTGAAAACGACATAGATAGTGTGAAGAAAACAGATTTATATAAAGTCTTGACTTATTTAAGTTGGAATAGTGCTAAAAATGACTATGAAATTGCTGTTCAGGAAAAAATACACAATAAAAATAATATAACATTGTAATAATGGCAATAACAAGATTAACAGACTTAGTAACAGTATTTGAGAACAAATGGGTTTATGGAGATGTAAAATTTGGGTATGATGGTGATGTAAACCAAGACCACGACACAAAATACCCATTAATGCTCATAGAACCTCCAACATCAATAATGCCTGTAATTTATGAAGGAAGAGAAGAGTATGAATTTGAAATAAATTTCTATAATCTGTATCATCAGGCAGCACACTCAGTAGTTTCACTACAAAAAAGGTGGGACAACCTACAAGACTTGGCTAACGAGTGGCTAGACTTTATGTTAAAAAATTATCAAGACTCTACAGTAGAGGCTTATCTAAATGATGAGAGTATTGAGATTGAAAGAGTAAAAGATGTTGCTAATGACAAATTAGTTCAGATAAAACTAACATTTACAATGAGTGGATTTACTAAATGCTTTAGACCAACATCTAACTTCCCAACAGACTACTCAGACTTGGTTGGTTGGCTAAGTGCAGATAGTCTTGCTACATTTGATATACCAAACAAAAAAGTAAGTGCTTTAGGAGATAGAAGTGGTCATACAGTAAGTGCTAATGTTTTTCAATCAACTAAAACAAAACAACCATTAAGAATAGGTTATGATGGGATAAATGATAAAACATATCTTAATTTTAATGGCACTACAGATGTTTTAACTTCAGAAAGTTCTTTACAGATAACTGGTGATAGTTTTACTATTTTTGAAGTGAGTAAATTTGGAGATACAAGCGAAGTTATGTTTTCTTCTGCTCATGAAGGCACATCTTCAAATATTGATATAGGATTAGATGCTAATGATGATTTTAAGGTTATAAATTCTTATGGAGGACAAGAGATTACAATAACACTAGCATCTGGTACACAACTTAAAAACGAACCTCATATTGGTGTTGTTAGAAGAACTGGAGGAGACTCTACTGATGCTTTAAAAGTTTTGTATTACGATGCTAATAATCAAAAAACAAGCACATCAACAGCATCTGGTGTTGCAGCAACTTTTAATAGTGCTGTATTTCATATTGGGGCTAGAACAGCCCAGGCTGAATTCCTTAGTGGTGAATTTAACGAATTGATAATTTACAATAGAGCATTGACAGATGTAGAGGTTAATGATATTGTTGGTTATCTAAATTATAAATATAAAATATACTAATATATTATGGCATATAAAGTAAGGTCGGCAGGTCTTTTAACAAGAGGGTTTCGCCCAAGAGCAAATGCAGGGACAACTTTAGCAGGTTCTTTCAATCAAGATGGGGCTATACAAAGAGCAAATATTTTAAAGAGTGTTTACGACCCTTTAAGGTATCAAATACAATGGCATCCATCTGGATATACAGAGGCAACAGAGCCAACAAAAGCAAATTATGACCCAAATAATGAATCAGGAGATTTAGTGAGTGTTATTTTTGAGGTCAGAGTAAGGGCTACTCATAATGATAGTTATAGGACATTAGCAACTATTAGAAAGCAAAGAGATATAATTAATAAAAAATATGATGACCAAACTCCAGCAACTGGTCATAGGTTTACTGTTGATGTAAGTCGTTTAGTTCAAAATGAACTTTCATACAGTCTTTGCCCTATAAACAAAGGAACTTGGCAGTCCAGAGGAGCAACTTCAATAAGTGATGAAAATCATGATTTTTATGGAGGGATGAATGGAGGTGCTGTAATGCAAGATAATGTTCTTGGTAATAATGGTGCTGTGGGAAATAGTATAAGCAATTATAATGTTTCTCATAATGGAACTTGTGTACAGTTAAGTGTTGTATGCACTTTTGAAATACTAAATGGAGATGGAGAGATTGTTTTAGCAGATGGCACTGCATCAAAAACCTTTGATGAGTTAAGTATTATAAATTCTGTAAATCATTTTGAAAGAGATGACACATACTATTTTGGGAAAAATTCTATTGGGTATGCTATAGATGAATATTCAGGTTCTAGTCTTTTATACGATACTGACTTTCTAAGTAGGTGTCCAAATAGTTATTTTACTGAACCATCTTCTCCTTTTATGAAACCAGTAAGAATAGATGAACAGGCTGAGTTTTTACAGTTTTATATACGAAATACAACATGGAGAAATATAAACTCAAGTGCTGACCCTGATGGTGTTGGTGCTATGGGTTTAAAAATAACTACTTATGATGCTAGTGGAGTTGAAAATACATTTTACATGAGAGATTTTGAAGAAAATCTACAAAGACATAATTCTGCTGGTAATGTAAGTTATTTTAATGATGACCAAGACTTTATGTTTATTCAAAATATCTCTCCATATTACATTAACAATACTACTAACCTTATAGGAGCAAGTAAGGCTAGTCATACATCACAGACATTCCCTTATTGGAACGCTTATACTGGTAGCAAAATAACAGCCAATACTCTTTACTACAGAGTTGAATGTGTTAAAATTGCGTTTTTTTCTCCATTTAACGAAAGAAGAGCAACAAGATATAGATATTATGTTATAGATAGAGAAGATGCAAAAGCACCTTATGAATTTGTTAGATTTCATTGGTTAAACTCTTTAGGAGGTATTGATAGTTATACAGCAAAAAGAGATGTTGTGGAGGCACTAACAGTAAGTAGAGAGACTGTTGAAAGAAAAAGTGTAGACAGAACTTTTATGCAGTCTCCTTATAGCGTATCTAATAATGGACAGTACATTTCTGATACAATGAGAGGGGGAGACATATACAAAGGAGGTAGAGAGGTGATAAATGTAAATGCAGAGAAAACTAGAAGTGTATATACAGAACCTTTAAACACTCAAATGTCAAAGTGGCTGCAAGAAATATTTTTATCTCCTAATGTTTGGATAGAAATGGACACAGAAGCAACCCAAAGACCTAATCATATAAATCCATATTTACGACCTTCTACTAAGGGATATATTCCTGTAATCATAACAAATAGTGATGTTGAAACTGTTAATCAGGAAGCAGGATTAGTTAAATTTAATATTGAATATACTTTAGCACATAAAGTATTAACACAAAGAAATTAATATATGTCAGTAAAGATAGAGGTATTAGATTACAAATATATAAAAACTAATCAATTAACTTGGAGCAATGATTCTATAAGTGGTTGGAATAATGGAACAGGTATTACATCAGTAATTAATTCAGCAGGAAGTAATGGTGTTTATATATCATCTACAGCAGGAGTTTCTTCATCTGATTCGGCTTTTGGTTCTGATAATATAAATCTTAATAACAACCATTCTTATACTATTTCATATAAGTGTAGTTTTTTAGACAATAATGGTCTATCCCCTTCACGCTTTTATATTAGGGGTCTAGGTGGTGGTGGTACTGCCTACAGACCAATTGGTGTTCATGATATTACAGTTTCAAATAGGAGATACACATTTACAATGGATGCTTCTCAAAACAACAATTCTGGTGTAGTAGATGTTTATTTTGAAATGACTAATGGTGACCAAGCAAAGAAAGATATAAAAATAAAGGATGTAAAACTTATAAATAACACTTTAAATACTGATATTGATTTGACTCAAAGTATAATTGGAGAACTTGATGTTGCTGACCATTCAGAATTTCCCCTTGCTTTAACTTTTCAAATATCAGAGATACAAAAAGTAACTTCAACAACTGGAGATTATAGTAAATCTTTTAAAATACCTGCAACTAAGAACAATAATAAAATATTAAATAACATATACATTCCAAACATAAAAAGAGATAGCACTGCAGCAGAAAACAAAAAATGCAGGATAACTATAGGTAATTTATTTTCATTAACAGGAGTCATTAAGGTTACTGGTATAGGAGGTTATGGAGAAGATTCTTCTTATTATGAGTGTGTTTTTTATGGCAACAATCTTGGTTGGGCTAATGGAATAGCAGAAAAAACTCTTCATGATATAGAGTGGGGTAGTGCTGCAGAAAATTTACTTTACAATAAAGGACAGATTACTAATACTTGGAATGATGTAAATTATCAATCTTCCACATCTCCAATAGTTTATCCATTAACATCTTATGGGGACTTCAATCCTGATGGAACAGAAGGAACAGTACAACTGTTAGAAGATTTTAATACTATAATGGGGTCAGGCTCTTCAACTGCTTATTATGGATATGATAATAATGGTTATTGGATTAACTCATTACCTCCAGTACCAGACTGGCGACCAGCAATTTGGGTAAAAGAAACATTAGAAAAAATATTCTCTCAAACAAATAATGGTTCATATAAAATAGTTTCAGAATTTATGGATAGCGATATGTTTAAACAGTTAGTGTGGTTATTGCCAAACTTTGTTTATAACGACCCAGAAACAATAAGTAATAACAATAGTCTTATTAGCAGATTTTTAAATGGAGAAACTCTTACAACGAACTCAATAGCAGGTGTTACAGTTACAGATTCTGGTATTTTTAGGATGTTAGTAAACAATATATCATTTGCAGATGGAGTTAATTTTACAATAGGTAGTTCTAGGCAAACATTAGACTTAACAAGCGATAATTTACAAGTAGTATTAGATGAACAAAATGCTGTAGACCTTTCTAATAATTATGTTTCTATAAAAAAACATGGCTACTATAATGTAAAACTAGATGATTTTCAAGTTAAAGTGGCAAGAGCCTTTGCTCAAACTGCCTCTATAATGAATCTTGTTAAAGTTAAGGTTGTTTTAAATTTTGAGGTTTTGACACATTTACAGAGTAACTTTAAGATAATTGATTCTAAACAAATAGAAATAGAAACAAAAAACTCTTCAGGCAATTATCAGACAACAACTTCTCAGCCTATTTTTAGTGGCTACAAAGATTTTGAAACTTTAGAACTTAGGAGATATTTTAATGAAGGAGACAGGGTAAGAATTTCAGTAGGAGTGCAAATACTTGAAAAAGGTGCAACAACACCATCAACTCAGGATTTTGCAGTATATCTTTTTTTTAGGAGAAATCCTATAAATACTGCTAGTTTTGAAATGAAACTTGAAGGAAAAAGAGTTGAATACGGGCAGACTTATAATTTAAAAGATGTTATTGCCCCTAAATACACTCAGATAGACTTTGTAAAAGGGATTGCACACGCATTTAATCTTAAAATGACAACAGATGATGTAAGTAAAACTATCACAATAGAACCTGCAACTACTTTTTATAAGCCTTTTGGAGATGCAATAGATTGGACACACAAACTAGACAGGTCAAAAGAAATACAAGACAAGTTTTTAAAAACAAATTTAAAAAGAGACCTTATATTTAAGTATAAGAGTGATGATAATGATGCGACAGTTAAACATAGAGGAAACTTGTATTTTGATGGAGTGCATGATGAGTACCCTTATAGAGAAACTTTGTCAAGTGCCTTTGAAAAAGGGGAAAGTGTTTTTGAAAACCCATTCTTTGCTGGTACTTATAATGCTAGAGACAGAGATTCATCAAGAGGGAATATAGGTAACCCCCCTTATTCTGCTCTTTTGCTAACAGCAAACACAGGTTCTTGGACTACTCTAAGACCAGATAAAGGATATGAGTTCTTACCAAGACTTTTATATTGGAATAAATACTCTCCTGCAATAACAGTGACCTCTGGAAGACAGGCTTTTTTTCAGTTTGGTAATGGTATAGGTCAGATTAGAGCAGGAGGCAATGCACCATCAAACAGTTTTAGTATTTATCCTCAAGCAACATCTTACGACAGAGAAAAATCATCAAGCCCAGTATTATCTTATGGTAATGTAAATGTAGCAGAATATGATGACCAAACAAAAACACAAGCCAGTCCTCAACCAGTAAAAGGACTTTACGAGACTTACTATAAGCCAATTTTTGAAATGTTTAAATATTCTCCAAGATTAAGAACTGTATATATTGATTTAAAAGTGACTGATGTTGTTAACTTAAACTTTAGAAAATTAATACACATTGATGGTGTTTACTGGATATTAAATAAAATAGTTGATTATATGCCTCATAAAAATCAACCAACACAAGTTGAATTAGTTGAATGGGTAGAGTTAGGTTCTAGTTTTGCAGCATCATTGCCTCAAATTGGTTCTGGAGTGATTGGAGGGCTTTACGAAGATGAAAATCTAACTGTATCTAATGAATTAAATAATAGAAATCTAGGTCTATAATATATGTCAAACAATAATCAAATAACGGGAGGTGGTATAGCACAATTAAGTGGATTAGAAGTTTTTGCTAGTAATACAGTATATGGTGATGAGGTTGTAGGATTTGGAAATCCTTTGTTTTCAAGCAACATTGATAGTGCGACAGATGTAGGCACAGAAGAAGCAGATGCTCCATTAAATGCAGTTCAAACAACTTTTACTGCAGGGTTTACTTCAAATATATGGTATAAATATCACACATCAGGAACAGTATATACAGCCATAGATGCTCCTGATATAAGTGGTAATTATGCTAGATTTAAAGGTCATAAAGATGGTGGTACTGTTTCTTTTGCTGGAATATATCAAAAGTTGTCTGGACTAATAATTGGAGAGGAGTATTTTATCACTATAGTTGTGCCTCATGGCACTGTGGCTGGTACTATTAGAGTTAAAAGGTATCAAGCGGCAGGTGGTAGTGTTGTTGACTCAGGAGATTCTATATCTTTTACAATGCCTTACGCTACAAGCATATTGACTGGCAGTTTTATAGCATCTACAGCAAGTGACATTATTCTTATAGATTATACAACAGAAACAGCAAGTGAAATTGCTCAATTTATATATTCAATATCAATTAAGAGCAAAGAAGAATACTTAGTTCCTGTCTACGCTGAAGATGTGTATGGTAACGCACACAAGATATTAAGAAGAAATACAGGTAATCCAGTACTTAACACATAATGAAGATATTTAAACATACAAATATAACTTTAAGAGAAGTAGGCGATATGCTTAAAAAAGGGCTGCAAGATGAACTTAAAGTACAAAAGCATAATGCTACAGGTAGATTAAGCAGAGGTCTTAAATATAATGTGATAAAAAAGGGTATGAGTATTTTAAATGTAACCTCATCTGTTGATTATTGGAAAGCAGTTAACAATCCTAAGTTTGCTAAAAAACCCAATCTAACTGCAATTCAGTCTTGGGTTAGAGCAAAAGGTTTGCCAGAAAACTCAGTATATCCTATATGGAGAAAATTATTTGGAAATACTAAAAGAAATATAAAAGGATTTTATGGTCAGCCTTATGTTAGGTTTACAGAAGGTAACAATATGAGAAGGACAAATTTTGCAGGTTATACTGCAGATAAATTTAGTAAAAAAGTAGCAGATAAATTAGCACCATCTATTGGTGTAGATGTAGCAAATATGATAGCAAAACAAATTAAAAAGAATAATCCAAAAACAAATATCACTAAGGCATTTTAATATATAAAGATATGGCAAATACAGAGAAGATAGTAGTACAGGTAGTCGTACAAGGAGAAAAAGATTTACAAAGATTAGAAAAAAGAACTGGAACTACAACTAAGAGTTTTGGAAGGATGACTGCTGGAATCTTAGGTGCTGTTGCTGCTTTCAGACAAATCACTTCAACAGTGTCTAACGCTATTAGAAGTTTTAGAGAATTTGAATTTCAAATGGCGAAAGTTAGAGCAGTAACTGGTGCAAGTGAAAAAGATTTTGGGGACTTAAATAAAACTGCACAACAATTAGGTAGAAGTACATTCTTTACCGCACAACAAGTTGCAGAGTTACAAACTAATTTTGGTAAATTAGGATTTTCAACTAAAGAGATATTAGAGGCTCAAGAAGCCACTTTATTACTAGCAACAGCAACAGATGTTGATTTAGGTAGAGCAGCAATAGTAGCAGGTGCTGCGGTAAGAGGTTTTGCTTTAGATGCTAGTGAAACAGGTAGAGTGGTAGATGTGATGGCAAAAGCATTTACATCTTCTGCTTTAGATATAGAAAAGTTTCAAACATCTATGACCAAAGTTGCACCTATTGCAGCAAGTGCAGGAATTAGTTTAGAGGCTACTACTGCTGTTATGGGTGCATTAACAGATGCAGGTATTGAAGCATCTATTGCAGGTACATCTTTAAGGAATATATTTTTAAAAATGCAAGACCCCTCATCAGACCTCTCTAAGTTTTTAGGGTTTACTGTTCATAGTGCGGATGATTTGCAAATAGCATTAAACAAACTAAATGATGCAGGTCTTTCAAATGCAGATATAATGGAGTTAGTTGATTTAAGGCAGGTTGCTGCTTTCAATCAAATGATTATAGGTTCAGATAGAATATTTAAATTAACAAATGAATTAGATAGAGCAAATGGAAGTGCAGAAGAAATGTCTGATATTATTGGTGATACTTTAGAGGGTGATTTTAAACGATTTAGGTCAGCAACGCAAGGTCTATCTATTGTGCTTGTAGACAAATTAGGAGGTGGACTTAGAAGAATTATACGAAATTTAACTTCATTATTTAATAAATTAACAGACAACTCAGATGCAACCGCTAAGTGGATTACAAACATAGTAAACATAATTAAGTTTATTGGGTTATACAGATTAGGAGTGTTGGCTGCAACAAAAGCAACTGCCGCTTGGAGAATAGCAACAACTGCACTTAACACACAATTAACAATAACTAGGGGTGCAATGGCTAGAACAGGAGTTGGACTACTCGCTGTTTTATTAGGTGAATTAGGTTTTAGGTACTTAAGTGCATCAGAGGATGGTGAAGATTTTAATAAAACATTAGAAAAAACAAATGATGAAGTAGAAAGACAATTAAAATTATCTAACAAAGCATCACAATCTCAAGGTTTAATAGGGGGTGTAAAGGGACTTGAAGATGAAAAAGATGCGTTTGCAGAAGATGAAAAACTTTTACAAAATCATTTTACTGAGGAAATGTCTTTATTAAAAAATCAACTTATTAATCAACAGATAACACAAGATGAATTTGATGAATTAGCATTTACCAAAGAACAATTACATTTGGCTAATATGTTAGGTTTATACCAAAGGTTTGGTAATGATACCGCAGACCTAAATGCTCAGATATTAGATAATGAAATAGATAGAATTAAGCAAGTAGCAGATGCACAGGTAGAGTCTTTCAGACAACAACAAGACATAAAGCAACAACAATTAGATTTAGCGGTTCAAGCAGCAGATGCAATTTTTACAATAGAGGCAAGAAATATAGACAGACAAGCCGAGAGAGATAAAAAATTGTTAGAGGAAAGAAAAGAAGCAGGACTTATAACTCAAGAAGAATATGAAGCAGGAGTAGAAAGAATATCAAGAAAGGCTTTTGAAGAAAAGAAAAAGTTTGCACTATTAGAAATTCTAGTTGAAACTGCTGCTGCTGTTGCTAAAATAAAAATACAAGCAGCAATATTAGCATCTAATCCATTCACACTAGCCGCAGCACCAATAGCATTAGCACAAATACCTTTTGCCATAGGTGCAGGTGTTATACAGGCAGCAGTAATACAGGCACAAAAATATGCAAATGGCGGAATGATTGAAGAGTTTGCCAATGGTGGTATGGTTCATGGTAGGTCACACGCACAGGGAGGTGAGAAGTTTGCAGTAGGAGGAAGAGTAGTTGAATTAGAAGGCGGTGAGGCTGTTATAAATAAAAGAAGCACATCAATGTTTAGAAATCAATTATCAGCAATGAACGCTGCAGGTGGTGGTGTTAAGTTTGCAGATGGAGGGATGCTTAATCAACCTCAATTTAGCCAACAGCAATTCAATGCTATAGGACAAAATCAAATGATGGGGGCTATGTCAAATGGAAGCAAAGTAGTTGTAGTAGAGGCTGACATTACAGATAGTCAAAATTCAGTAAGTGTAATACAATCTGATGCTAGAATATAGTTATGAAAGAAGAAACCAAAATATATGTGATATACCTTTCATTACTTGTAATAATATTAACTTTAGGAATACTAACAAATGTTTGTTGACAAAAAAACCAAATTAGAAAGATTAGATATATGTAAAAGTTGTAGTTTTTACCGAAACTTTATGTTACTTAAAAGACCAAAGATAAAATGGGGAGCAAGGTGTGCTGATTGCAAATGCTTCCTAGATGCAAAAACTGCTTTAACAAAAGAGTTCTTTGGTAAGTGTCCACAAAATAAATGGTAAAAAAATCACTATGAATTTTAAAGAAATCGCTGAAAATTACAGTAAAACAAAAAGAAGAATGATGACAGAGGCTGTTATCAAAAATCAAAAACACACAAGAAACTTTACAACTTATCATTCTGAATCATTGAACATAATGTTTGCAGAGTGGCATTTAATGTTTCCTGCACAAAAGCAAGATATAAATTGCACTTCTTGCAGAAAAGCAATATGTAAATTTTGGGAAACAATGGTTGATGAATGGATTGAAATAGAAAGCACTCCTAAAAAAACAACTAAAAAATCTAATGGCTCAAAAAAAACAAAAGCAAAGACAAAATAAAGTAGATGTAGTTTTTGACTTTATTGAAATTCTTGGTACTGAGTTAGAAAAAAGATTTGGAGACTCTCCAACTTGTAAAGATATGGTTAGACATCTTGTTGAGAAGGGTATTGTAGAACCTAAAAGACTTAGAAACTATATGGTTATTGTAGATTTTGACAGAATGTTGACCACTAATAAAGGCAGCAGAACACACACTTGGATGGATTTATCTATTAAATACGATATAAGCGAGAGTCAATCACAAAATATAGTTTACAAAGAAAGAAAAAGGCTGCTCCTTGTAATAATGTCACATATTAAAAGTTTTGTAAGAAAATAAGGTAAATAAACTTTACTTTAATTATATTTTTGCCTCTATGACAGAAAAATGGTATAACATTCAAAATAAAGCATCAGATGTTACTGATGTATATATCTTTGATGAAATAGGAACTTATGGTGTAACTGCACAAGAGTTTATAAATGACATTAAAGGTTTAAAAGATATGCCGATCAACTTACGCATTAACAGTTTGGGTGGTGATGTATTTGATGGTATGGCAATGTACAATGTAATCAAAAGGAGAGAGGCTAAGACTACAGTTTATATTGAGGGGATAGCAGCGAGTATTGCTACTATTATTGCTCTTGGTGCAGATGAGGTTGTTATGGCAGAAAATTCTTTGTTTATGATACATAACGCTTGGGGAGGTACAATGGGTGAGGCTAAAGATATGAGAAAAACAGCAGAAACTCTTGATAAAATCTCAAGTGAACTGACAGACATTTATAGAAAAAAGACAGGATTATCTAATGATGTTCTTGCTGAAATGATGGATGAGGAAACTTGGTTAAATGCTCAAGAAGCGTATGAACTTGGTTTTATTGACACTATCTCTGATTCTATTAAAGTCGCTGCTAAGTATGATGTGTCTAAGTTTAAAAACATCACACAAGAAGAAATACAAAATAAATTAAGTATTAATATAAATAACAAAAAAATGACTAATGAGTTAAAAGAATGGTTTAACAGTAAGGTTGATGAAATTGTTGCTACTGTAAAAGGTGATGTAAAAGTTTCAAAAGATGTTGCTGAAGAAACTATGATAACTGTTAACTTAGGTGATAATGATGATATAAAAAACAAAATTTCAGAATTTGAGTCTAACAATATAGAGTTGTCAAGCAAAATCACTTCATTGGAAGAAGAGTTAGCGACTGCAAAAGGAACTAATGAAACTTTAACTAGCGAAGTAGAAGCGTTAAACGCTAAAATCAACAAAGCAGATGCTAAAGGTACTGAAATTGAAACTGAAGCAGACCCTGCAGTAGTTGAAAACAAAAAAGAAGATGCTAATGCAGGTTTTTACAATGCAATGGCTGAAAGAATTAGAAATAAATTTAATAACTAAAAAATAAAAAAAATGGCAAATGTAGCAACAAATAGTATTGCAGCAACTTATAGTGGTGCAAACTTAAATGAAATATTTTACGAGCCAGTATTTAGAAGTGATGACATTATGCGTAACTATAGAGTTATCCCTAATGTTAAACATAAAATGAATGTTTACACTTCTGCTGCTCTAACAAAAATAGTAAGAAAACAAGCAGCGTGTAATGCTGCTGAAGCAGGAACTTTTAATGTAGATGACAAAGTGTTAACAGCAGGAAGAATGAGAGTTGCTTTATCACAATGTACTGATCAGTTTTACGGAACTTACATTGAGGAAATGTATAGAAGTGGTGTAGATGTAAATAATATTGAAGGAACTCAATTAGCAGATGCGATTGTAAATCGTGCTGTAAATGGTATTGCACAAGATGTTGTAAGATTAGCATGGGGTGGCGACACTGCAAGTGGTTCATCAGATTACAACCAAATGGATGGATGGATGAAATTAATGGGTTCAGGAACTCCATTATCATCAAGAACTGAGTTAAGTGCAGTAGCACCTACAGCACCTACAGCAGCAGAAGCACTTTCTCTTTTAAGAACTATGTATGACTCTGCACCAGCAGCATTACAACAAGTTCCTGCAGGAGACAAGAAGATATTTGTATCTCCTAAGACTTACAATGCTTACTTAGAAAACTTAGAAGGAACTTCTGCAGACTTAGCAATTACTAATCAACAAGATGGTGTATTAGTAGTTAAGTTTAGAGGTGTTGAATTAGTACCTATGTACGAGTGGGATACTATTTTAGCAGACACAGACCCAGCAATGTTCCTAAGAGGTGGTGTTAATGGAACGGAAGGTGCTTGTTACTGTGCAGTTGAGAACTTAATTATAGGTTCTGATGTTACTGACCCAGAAGGCTCTTTCAAAGTATTCTATGATGATTTAGAAGAAAAAATGTTCTTCAGAGGTTACTTCAAGTTAGGTGTACAATTCTTGTACCCTTCACTTGTTCAATGGGGAATCTTCTACTAAACAATAATGTAATAACAGAGGGGAGGCTAGTCCTCCTCTCTTAATTACTTTTTAATAATTAATAAAATAATAATAAAATGGCAATAGATACTGGTATAGGGGTGGATTGTACAGCCCTACAAAGCACAGGCGGAATAAAGCAAATATGCTTAAGAAGTTTTGCTGCTGATGATGTTGTTACTTATAGTAATGCTGCAGGTAAGCATGATGTAACAAAAATCACTAGTGGGGGTGGTTCAACAGCAAATTGGTTTGTTTTTGAATTTAAAAATGAAACTGCTGCATTAACCATAAACGCAACTAAAGAAAATGGCTCAACAGCATTTGAGTGTGGTGTTAATTATATGATACCTCAAATAAACAATTCTAGGATGCACGAATTACAAGCAATGCTTAATACTTGTATGATGGCAATAATTGTAACTACAAATGATGAAAAATTAGTTGTAGGGTTAAGTGAAAAATATGCAAATGAGGATGTTCCTTCTAAAAACCAAACTTTCTTAAATTTAGCAAGTATGGAGGGGGGTACAGGTGCTGCTTATTCTGATGAGAATGGTATAACTGTTAACTTAATGGCTAGACAATTTGAACTTCCAAGACAATATGACCCAGCAACTGGTGCAGGTCTTGTAGTTGACACATCTGCTTTAACAGCAACAACAACATAATAAATAAATATATACTAATAGGTTGGTATTTTATCGTAAAATGTTTTAAACGTAACCCTATTAATATATTTTTTTAATAATGTGTGATTGCTCAAATAATATTGTAGATTTATCACACTTAAAAATTTATACAATTATGGCAAAATATAAAGCGTTAAAAAGAGTAACAATTTATCATGGAACTAATGGTGTTATAAGAACAGCATCAGCAACGCAAGAAGAATTAGCGTATGCTTATGAAGATTTAGGGGCGACTGATTTAATAGAAAAATTATCAACTACAAAAACTAAAGATGAGCCAAAGAAAGCAAACAAGGACAAAAAGTCAGGTAAAAAATCTTCAAACAAAAAAGACTAATACTTTTGAGTTTGGTGTTTTTAATTTAGCAATACCTGAACATATTGAAGAACCACAAGACTTATCAAAGGTAAGAACTAAGTTCATTCCTTTTGGTACTAATAATTTATTCCCTCAATACTTAGCAGAATTAAAGCGTAAATCTTCTACTCATAGAAGTGTTTTGGCTCAGAAGGCAGTTTTTACAAGTGGTGCTAAGTTTGTTACGAGTAATGAAGATGTAAAAGAATATATAAAAGATGTAAATGCAGATGGAGAATCTTTAAGAGAGTTTTTCAAGAAATTAGCAGATGATTATTACACTTTTGGAAATGCTTACTTAGAAGGAGTTTTATATGATGGTGGACTAAACCTATATCATATTGATGCAACTACTGTTAGAGCATCTAAAAACAAGAAAGAAGTGTATGTACACCCAGACTGGGCAAAGTACAACACTATGAAAGACAAGTTATCTATTATTCCTCTTTACCCAAGAGTTAGAGGTAGTAGATTTGTAGTTCAATTTAAAGATTATGAGCCTACATTCCAATTCTATGGTTTACCAGATTATGTTGCTGCATTAGAGCATATTGCAGTTGATTATGAAATTGGAAAATGGAATCACACAAAATTTAAAAATGGCTTCCAACCTTCAGCAATCGTTGAGATTAATGGAGATATGGGAGAAGAAGAAGCAAAGAAATTAGTAAGAGAAGCACAAAAGAGGTTTGTTGGAGATGGGAATAATGGCAAGATAATGTTTATCGTTAAGAATGGGGACTCAGCACAGGCTAATGTTCAGATTATAAAAGATGACCAAGAAGGTAGTTGGATAGACTTACAACGTATTACTGACCAGAATATTGTAACTGCACATAGATGGCAGCCATCATTAAGTGGTTTAGTAAGTTCTGGTAAAATGAATAATACAGGTAGTGAGATTAGAATTGCTTATGACTTAGCAATGACTACTGTAATTAAAGACACTTCTGATTTATTATTAAATGGAATTAGAACGGTTCTATATAAAGAGTTAGGTTTCTTGCCAGAGGAATTAGTTATTCATTATGAACCACCAATTAGTTTTGCTACTCAGATTGACCCTAAGCAGATACTTACTATTAACGAGCAAAGAAGAATGTTAGATGAGGATTTACCAATGCTTGAAGAGGGTAATATGTTCTTGACTGATAGAGAGCAGATTATTGTTACTAGAGATGATGATGCAGATGGTAAAGGAGATGATGATGCAGGAGATTTGCAAGTAACTGAAATTAATAGCGAAACACAAGAATAAATATGGCAAACGTAAACAAATACAATCCTTTAGTAACAGGGGCAGAAGTTATAAGTAATAGTTTTACTAATGCTAATACAGACCCTTATTTAATATCTGACAATACTATATTGCTTTCTGAGTTAGCACATCTAAAATCAGCAATAGGCAATAAGTTTTATGAAGAAATAAAAACACAACATCATGCTGGAACTTTAACTACAGCAAATCAAACCTTAATGGATGATTTCTTGGTAAGATGTTTATGTTGGTTTGTTAGATTTGAGGTTATAAATGAGGTGCAAAGCAATAGTGGTAGTGCTGGTATCGTTCATAATGTTGATGAGTTTGCTACTATTATAGACCCAGCAGAATTAAATGCTTATAAGCAAGATACTTACAGAAAGGCTGAAATATATTTAAAAGATATGTTAGATTATATGAATGATGATGACCAAAATGGTTTATATCCTACTTATGAATCTAATAAGCCTTGTAACAATAACACTTATAAGAATCATGGAATAATAATGTATGACAGTATATATTCAAGACCAACTAGAAATTATGATAGTTGGAAGAATTTCTGTCCTTGTGATGATTGTTAAAAAAAATATATAAATGGCTGCAAACGAACATAAAAATTTAAGTGATGCAAATAGGCATAATCCATTAGGATTTGAAATTGCTACTAATGAAACAGTTTTAAGTAAATCTATTGGTAGTGGCTCAACAGATACTGATGGAACTTTATCTTGGCAGTCTAAGGCTGTTATGGGCGTTTCTCAGTATAAGATGCAAGGGTATTGTGTTAGTGGGACTGCTAATTACAAATACGGAGAGGACTTGCAAGACACTAAATCTCCTTATGAAATGACAGATGATTATGGTACTAGTGTTGTTGCAGATGGTAGTTTAAACCCAAGTAATATATTTAGAATAGGTCAAGGAATTGTAGTGCCAGAAGTATCAAAAGTTGTCCTTATAAAAGGTCACTTGTCATGTAATAGTACTAATGCTGTTACTCTTGCGATTTGTAAGGGAATTCCAAATCCAAGCAGTACCAGTGCTATTGTGCCTACAGTTATTGATGAGATAATAGTTACTTCAAGTGATGGTAGTAACCAAACGCTAATGGCTATAGCAGAAACAACTATAACTGGGGCAGATATATTAGCAGGAGATATTATATTTCCAATGATTAGACAAAATGCAAGTACAGGCTCTACTATATATTTTAATGTAACAATACAAACTACAACTTTCTAATGACAACAAAAGAAGAGTTAATAGCAATGAAAAAAGACATCACAACTATAAATGATAAGATAGATAATTTAGATGGAAAATTAGATATGCTCACAGATAAACTATTAAACCCAGACACAGGGGTGACTGCTAGAGTTAATAGAAACACATCTATGAGAAAAGTTTTAGTAAAAGCAATGTGGGTTATTTATACTATAACTTTAGGGGCGATAATAAAAATATTTACAGAATAAAATAAAATAAAAAGATATGGCAACAACAGTAACTCCAGCAAATTTAACAGTAACAATAACAGAACAATACACTCTTAATAATGTTGCTTATGGAAATACAATCAATAAAACTTTCACAACGAATGGCGAGATTTATCAAAGAGTAATGGCTGTAAAACAATCTGAGATAACCTCACTTATAGATTTTGGCACGGCAGATGGTAGAGGAACAGTAGATAAAAGTAATTACACTTATTTTAGAATAACAAATTTAGATGATACTAATTTCTTAACACTACATATCACTACAGGAGACACTTTCTTTTATAAAATAAAAGCAGGAGAAAGTATATTATTAATGGATAATGAAATGGATGCAATCGCATCAAGCACTACTTTTGGAGCATTTGCAGATATTACAAATATATCAGCACAAGCAAATACAGATGGTGTAGATGTTGAATTAATGTGTGTAACAGTATAAGATGGCTCAGAAAGCAGTTTTTAAGTTTACAGGCAATGCAAAAAAGAAGCGTAAAGGAGTTCATAGTAAAAATGCTTCTAAGGGTCAGAATGGTTATAAGAAAAAATATAAAGGTCAGGGAAGATAAAAAATTAAGATATGCCTTGTTACGAATGTGAAAATGGAAAATGGAGATTTGGTCAAACTGGCAATTGCGAGTATGATTCTAAATCTGAGTGTGAAACTGCTAATAAAGACTATTATGCAGAAGAAACTTATGATGACTATCCACAAGCAGCAACTACCAACGCTAAGAGAGCAATAAAATACAAAGAAGAAAATGGTAGCGATTGTGGGACTGGCGTGGGCTGGACAAGAGCCAGACAATTAGCAAACAGAGAAAAGTTAAGCAGAAGCACAATAGCAAGAATGGCATCATTTAAAAGACATCAGCAGCACAAAGATGTTCCTTATGATGAAGGATGTGGTGGTATAATGTGGGATGCTTGGGGAGGAGATGCTGGTGTTGAATGGGCAATAAGAAAATTAGAACAAATAGATAAAAAAAATATGGCAAAGAAAAGAAAATACTATTCTGATGATGAGCATGACTATCACTTTCACTTCACTGAAGAAATGATGGAGACTTTACATGGGGAAGGTGAATTAGAGGTAAAGGTAGAAGAAGATGATAAAGAAATGCTTATATTGTTTACTTATGGTGAGCAAGAGTCAGAAGAATACACTCCAGAAGATGAGGAGGAAATTAAAGATAAATTTGAAGATTATTTTGATGAGGTTATTAAAAGCCTTAAAGATTCAAAATAAAATGAAATTAAAGCATTTTAAGAAATCAGAATTTGCTTGTAAGTGCGGATGTGGCAAAACTATTATTAGTGATGACTTATTGTATATGTTAGATAAGGCTAGAGAGTTTGCTAAAAAGCCATTTGTAATAACAAGTGGTTACAGGTGTGAGAATCATCCAGAAAGCAAAAAAAATCCAACATCTTCTCATATAAAAGGATTAGCAGTAGATATAAAATGTACTGACAGTAACACTAGGGCTATTATTGTTGATGCTTTAGTATATGCAGATTTTGAGAGGCTGGGTCTGCATAAATCATTTATTCACGCAGATATAGATGTATATGACAAGCCAAGTCCTGTGATTTGGTTGTATTAATTAATTATTAACTTAAATAAATAAATATGGAAATGTTAAAAAAAATGTTTAATTCAAGAAAGTTTTGGTACACTGTTGGTGCAATTTTTGTTCCTGCAGTTTCAGTTAAATTAGGACTTTCAGAAGCAGAAGTAGAAAAAGTCTACTATGCAATCTTGGCTCTAATATTAGGTCAGGGAATAGCAGACATTAAGAAGTCATGATAAAGAAATGGATAGGCAACGCACTAATGTCTAGTGGTGTTAAGCCAATAACAGAATTGTTAAAAGCAGTAAAAGACTTGTTTACAGACTCTAAAGGTAAGTGGAGCAGTAAAAGAACAGTTAGTGGAGTAATAGTAATTGCTGCTAGTTTACATATTGAAAAAAATGGTCTTGATACCAACGCTTTAATATTAACAGCGTTAGGTGTTTTGCCCTTGTGTTTCTCTGTGTTTGAAAAAAATAATTGTAATACTTCTTGTTGTAAAGAAAAATAATTATCTTTGTGATGACTAAGTCAGGGTTGTGCCTGTCTTTGTTTTCATTGTTTATAGTTTTCAAGAGTGGGGTGTTCACAAACATCTCACTTTTGAATTTTATAGAGGTTATTTTTCATATATTGCAAGGACATAAACAGATAATAATATGAAAAAATATGGTAAAAGACTTAGACTATCTGAAGAAGAGGTAGAAATGGTTTACGAAAACAGAGCCGAAAGCACAACAAATCTAAATGGTAATACAGCATTAGACATTCACTTGTCAGAAAGAGGAATATCTAAAAAAGATATAGTCTCTATTAAGCATTGGCAGTCTGCAAGTGGCGAGTATAGATTTAGTATTGTAACAAAAGAAGATGTAACTGCTGATGCAAATAATATGCTGGATGAGGTTGCTAATTTTATAGAGAAGCACTCTCCTTACTACCCTCCAATAAAAAGAAAAAATCAAAATGGCAATCACTTATTAGTAATAAATCCTGCAGATATACATATAGGCAAATATGCTAATGGGGCTGAAACTGGCAGTGGTTATGATGTTGAAACTGCCTGTATGCGTGTTTTAGAGGGCTTAGAAGGGCTTGTAAGCAAGGCTCAAGGGTTTGCAGTAGAAAGGGTTTTGTTTTGCATAGGCAATGATGTATTGCATATTGACAATGTTTACGGAACTACTACTAAAGGAACGCATCAAGACACAGATGGTAAATGGTGGGAGCATTTTGAGATTGCTTTAGCGTTATATGTTAAATGTGTAGAGATGTTAAGAGAGATTGCTCCTGTAGATGTTATACATTCAATGAGTAATCATGATTATCAAAGTGGGTTTCATTTGGCTCACGCATTAAAAAGTTGGTTTAGAAATGATAAAGAGGTAGATTTTGACATTAGTGTAGCACATAGAAAGTATTATCAGTATGGTAGTAACTTGATAGGATTAGAACATGGAGATGGTGCTAAAATGGATAACTTACCTTTATTAATGGCTCAAGAAAAGCCAGAGATGTGGAGTAATACTAAATATAGATATTGGTATTTACATCATTTACACCACAAGGTAAAACACAAATGGAGAGATGCAAAAGATTTTATAGGAGTTACTGTAGAGTATATGCGTAGCCCATCTGGAACTGACAGTTGGCACTCAAGAAAGGGATATACAGGAGTTCCTAAAGCAGTTGAAGGATTTTTGCATGAAAAAACAAGTGGTCAAGTGGCTCGTTTAGTACACTATTTCTAAAAAAATTCACACAATTTTACACAATTTTATACCTAGCACATAAACATTTATAAAAAAAATGTTAAAAATGTTTGGCAGTTAATTCCAATTTTATAACTTTGCATCAACTATTAACTTAAACTATAAAACATGGGAAAAATGAAAGAACAGTTTGCACAAATGCAACAAGAAACTATTAACGCAATGCACGACATTGCACAACAACCGAGTATTAATCAATTAAATAATAATAACATGACAAAAAAAACAATGCAAGAAAAATTAAGAAAACAACCTGAACCAGTTGTAGAAACAAGAAAAGAGGCACTTAGAAGGCTTTACAAAGAAAATGGTTTAACAGAAGAAGATATATACAAAGATAAAAGAGGTTTTATAATTATCACAAGAACTGGTATTGATAAGATTGTTTCAAAAAACAATATCACAGTTGCTTATGAAGTGATAAATATGGACACAGAAAAGTCTATATGTGTATTAAGAGCAGCAGCATCAATGAAAGTTGGTAATGAAGTTAGAAACGCTATGAGTTTTGGCGAGGCTTCTGATTCTAATTTAATGGGAGGGGGTAAGAAATTCCCTGTTGCTATGGCAGAAAAGAGAGCAATGAGTAGAGTTGTTCTTAAAATTGCTGGATTCTATGAGCAAGGAGTATTTGGTCAAGATGAGGTAGTTGATGAATAATGATTGGTTTGATGAGTTACTTGATGGTGAGCCTAGTGGTATTACTGATACCCAATGGCTTATCATTGAGAGCAACATAGATAGTACATCATTACCATTATCTATGAAGTCAGATATACTCAGCCGAATTAATGATTTAACAGAACTTGAAGCAGAAGAAATTATAACTATAATAAACGAAAACAAATATGAAAGAGACCCAAAAAAACAATGGCTTAAAATGTTCAGAGAAGGAGTATTTGGACATAGAGATTTTTAATCACTTTTTAAAAGTATATTCTTATATTATTTGGAATAAAAAACATCTGCTTGGAGAAGTTGTAGAAGATGATATGATGAAACTGCTAGATAAAGAACAGTTAATAGATTTTTATTATGCAGGTAAGCATAAATTTAAAGTTAAGAAATCTAAAGTAGAAAAATACCTAAATACAAATGACAAATAAATATTCATTAGAAACAATACGAAAATCAAGAAATGAGTTTGAGGCTTTTTTGAGAATATATGGAATATCTAATTTAAGGCTTTGTAAAATAATTGAAGTTAATTATGCTACAAGCAGAAACTTTATAGAGAATCCTCCTCAAATGAGGTTTATCCATGCAAAGAAGTTAGCAGACTTTATTGGGCTAGAAGTTCAGGACATAGTTGATACAATAGTGTACGACTTAAAATAAAACAAAAACAAATGAAACGAAGAAGATTAAAATTTAGTGACTATTATAACGAGATAATTATAAATGAAATAGCAGACATCTACAATGTAGAGAAAGATAGAATATTTTTAGGAAGCAGGAAAAGAAATATTATATTTGCTAAAAGACTGTATATATTTGTATTAAGAGAAGTTTTTGGACTTACTCTAAAAGATATAGCAGAAGTCACAAACCTGCATCATGCATCTATAATACATCATTCCAGACAATTTCAGTTTCAATACGAACACAAAAATAATTTTAAAAAAGAAAATAAACACTTTGAAAGAATTGAAAACAGAATTATTGAAGTAGAAATTGATGAAGAGATATTAGGATTAGAGCAACAGATAGATAAAATAAATAAAACGTTAACCAAATTGTATAAAATAAACAAATTAAAAAATGAAAGACAAAAAAGAGAAAGTCTACTTGCCAAGTAGCATTAAAAACATTGAAACAAAGTATGGAAGCATGATGGTAGCAAACTTCAAAATAGATGAACTACAAGCAAACTCTAAGAATGGTTGGGTTTCTATGGTGATTTCAGAAAGAAGAGAACCATCAGAAAAGGGAGCAACTCATTATGCTTATGTAAATGATTATGAGCCACCAAAGGATTCAAAACCTGCTCCTAAAAAAACTGCAGCAAAAGTAGATGATGACCTTCCGTTTTAATGATTAAATGGAAAAATACAACTTACCCTAGCACTTTCATTGGCTTGTCTGATGAACTTGCTAAGGTTAGGAGTATGTTGTCTGCTGAGATTTACAATGATAAAACAGAAAAATATAGAGGCAATCAAGAACACTCTATACAAAGTCTAGGAATATTTGCAGAATTAGTTGCTAGACATATAATGGATAGTAATAGAGGTGTTAAGTATAAGGCTGCACCACTAATAGATAAGAAGCCAGTAGTCGGTGCTGATATAATCTTAGAAGGAATAGGCGAATTAAATTATGTTGATGTAAAAGGCATAAGAAGCAATGGAAATGCTCTTAGAGTTAATTTTAAGGCTCATAACAACACGAAAAAGAAAGTTACGCACTATCTGTTCATACAGCCCTTAAACGCTTTATACGCAAGATTTTGCTGGTTTAAGCATGAAGATGTTAGTGATTGGGATGTTGTAATGTCAACTTATACTGAGTGCTATGAATTAGTAATACCAAAAAACAATTAAACAATGAAACAACCAAACTACTATGCTATAATAAGTGCTGAGGTTAGGTACGACACAAAACTAACTGCAAATGCTAAATTATTATATGCTGAAATAACTGCACTACTTAACATGAATGGTGAGTGCTTTGCTACAAATAAATATTTCTCTAATCTTTATGGCAAGAGTATTGTTACTATATCTAAATGGATTAGCGAATTAGTTGCAAATGGCTATATATCATCTACTTACAAATACAAAGAAGGTACTAAAGAAATTGATAGGAGGTATTTAAGTATTCTTAAAGGGGGTATTAAAGAAAATGATGGGGAGGGTATTAAAGAAAACTTTAAGGATAATAATACAAGTATTAATATTAATCTTACAGATAGTAATAATAAGGTGCGTTTTAAAAAACCAACTACTTGGGAAATTAAAATTTATTGTGAGCAAAGAGAGAATAATATAGATGCAGCAACTTTTTATGATTTTTATGAAAGTAAAAATTGGATGGTAGGTCGCAACAAAATGAAGTGCTGGAAAAGTTGTGTTAGGACATGGGAAAAAAGACAAACTAAAAACAATACTGGTGGAATGAGCAAGATACATACTCATTTGCAAAAAAATATGAACGTAAAAGAAAAACTTAAAAAACAATTTAACCAATGAAACAGATAAAGACAATGACTAAGGAAGAACTATTAATGAGTTCTGTAGATTTAATAAGTAAAACCTACATAGAGTTAGGACAAAACAATGTTGAAGAAGATACTATTATGATTATGTCACAAAGTTTAGCAAGTGACTTGGCAAAAACTTATAAGAATTTTTATTTTGAAGATGCTCAAAATGCTTTTAACTTAGGAGTTAGAAGTCCTATTAAGGGAGACTTCATACACTTAAATGTGCCAACTTATATGAGATGGCTAAGAAAACACAAGGATTTAATATGGGATGCAAGAGCAAAAGTTGACTCAGGGGAGAATCCGAAATCAGTTCCTCATTACAGACCAGAACCAAAACTACTAAAATGAAGATACTAACAATTATATGGGGAATACTAATTTTACTATGTTTAATAGAAGCCTATTTTTGCACTAAGTTTGAAGATGAATTATAAAATTATATATTTGTAAAATGAAATCTTTGATGACAGGATTGTTTTTTTTAATTATTTCTTACATAATAATAAGAAAAACATTTTTAAATGACAATAATGAAATAGAAGAAAACCTAAAAAACTTTAACACAAATAAAAAAAATGGAAACTAAAACACAACAAAAAACTAAAAGAACATACAAAGGAATTAAATCTGTATTAAATTTTCACATTAAAAAAAATCTAAGAACACTATGGACTTATAAAGATGATAACTTTACCTGCATATATGAGCCATACGAAGGAAACGAAAGGATATATACAGTAAATCAAATGCTTAAATTAATAGATGGATTAATATTAGAAGAAAATAAAAATGACTAAACATAGCGAACACTATTGGAAAGAAGGAAGGAACGGATGGACTCCAAATAATACTTGGCAAGATGAGGTTGTAAAGGATAAAAATAAAAAATGGTCAGGAGGTTCTTTAAAATATAAATTTGATTGGCATTTAGATAAAGTTGTTGAAAAAATAGTGAAACTGCTAAAAGAAAAAAATTCAGCGTATGGTAATACTGCTTTAAATCCAGCAAACATATTTAGTAAGTTAGATTCTACAGAAGCAATATGTGCTAGGCTAGATGATAAATTATCAAGGATAAAAAATAAAGGGATTGATGATAAGACAGAAGATACTGTTGATGATATTATTGGTTACTTACTTTTATTAAAAATGTCAATGGAAAAATGAAAAAACCAATCTTTAGAGTGTTTATATCTTACCAGATAAAAAGTAAGAAAACAATAACTAGGAAACTTTCAAAAGGTATTTTAGATACTTTTGTTCTCACCTCAGATATAAATGAAATAAAGAAAGACCAAGAGATAATAGATAGAATTTGTTATATAAACAAAAAGAAACCAGAAATGGTAGAAATAACTATAACTAATATTGATATAGAAAATCAATATGGTGAAACAGTAGACAGATTTGATGAATACTAAACAAAGAAAAAGCAGAGATAAAAAAATAATTGAATACTATTTTAGTAATCCAAAAAACAATGGATTAGGCAATATTGCTCAGGAATTTAAAATAAGCATAGAAACAGTAAGAAATGCTGTAGATAAAGAAATGAAATTAAGATTTGAAAATAGTTTAGCAAGAAGATGTGCTAGGTATTAAAATCAAAATAAAATAATATGCCAAAGATTAGAAAAATAAGATTAGAAGACAGAAAAGATTTGAGAGGTGGTGGCTACTCCAGAAGAAAGTTTACTGTTGAAGAAGCAGATGCTATTAGAAACGAATACAAAACCTCAACTCAGAAGATGACTATATCATCTCTTGCCAGAAAATATAGCGTGTCTCAACCTCTAATGTACCAACTAATAAAAGGAACTACCTATACTGAAGGGGATAGTAGGGGGCATAGGGGGGCTAGGGGGGGTAGGGGGTCATCTACTAATGCAGTAGGAAGCAAACTATAAATGAAAAAAGAAGCCCTAGTTCAATCATCCTTTTGTACATACATGAAGTACACTTACCCTGATGTAAGATACTGTGCTAGTCTAGGTGGCATTAGAACATCTATGAAACAGGCTGTCTTAGCCAAGAAGACTGGCTATGTTAAAGGCTTTCCTGATATGCAAGTCTTAAAAGTTAACAGTAAATACGCTGGACTATTCCTAGAAATCAAAGCAGACAAAACTTGTTATCCATCTAAAGAACAAAAAGAATGGGTGGCATATCTTAATGAGGCTGGTTACTATGCTAAAGTAGTGAAGGGTCTTGAAGAATGTATGAATGTTCTTGATTGGTACATGAAAATAAAATAATTTTCTAAAAACTTTTTTAAAAAAATCCTGCCGAAACTGCCCTGAAACTGCTAGGTATTCTCTATACGCGCACACGCCCGCGCCCGCGCCCGCGCCCGCCTGTTTCCTATTGTAACACATTGATTGTCACTTGTTTAGAATCATTCTAATATAATATTTTCAACATTTGTTGCCGTATTATTAAAAAAGATGTATATTTGTAGTATTAATAACTTAAAAAAAATAAAAAATTATGGAATATTTAAAAATTAAAGATTATGAAAATTTAGTGAATGAGTTTAGTTATGATACTGATATAAAACCAGAAATTTATAGAATATTAAAATATGATTATAATATCGAGCATTTAGGCATTAGTGAAGATAAAATATGCGATATGGTTTTTGCTATACAAGATAAAGTTTATAATATGTATCAAAATTTAAATAAAACTAAATAAATTTAAACTATAAAAAAATGACAAACTTGAAAACAATTCTAACAAGCGGTTGCGAAGTAGACGTGTCTAATTACGAGCACAAAACACTTCCAAACCGAGCAATTAAATTTAATAAACAAAATTACAAATTTAAAGACAAATAATATGGAAACAGAAACAATAAAAGATGGAGATGGGGTATTATGTTTAGATGATTATAATAATATGAAAGATGCAAGAGATTACTTTATGAAAAAGTATAATAATTTAAAGACAAATAATATGGAAACAGAAACAATAAAAGATGGAGATGGGGTATTATGTTTAGATGATTATAATAATATGAAAAATTTCAGAATAACAAATTTAAAGACAAACGTTAAACACTTTATGAACAAAAAAGAAAAAGATAATTTCATGGAAATTAACAATAAGAATAACTCTTATTATATAGCAAAAGAATTAAAACAGAATAAGACAAGCGAAAATTTACAAATATTATTATTTTGTTTTTTTGCTACTGCTTTAACTCTTACTTCTTTTTGCCTTTACTTACAATTGAATTATTAATAAATAAAAATTTTAAACAAATGGAAAACTACATACAAAACGACTTCAATAATCCAATCAATTACAACGAAGAGCCAAGATATTGCGAACTTTGCGACATTGAAGAGAATAAGACCTATTTTGTAGATAATACAAGCATCTGCGAAGATTGCTTTGAAGATACAAAAGATGAACCATATTTAACAACAGAAACAAAAGCGGACTAATTTAATAAATAATAAACAATGATATCAAAACAAAAAAGAAACTTAATTTATGAATTATCTTTCTGGATAATTCAAGAAGTAGAGCAAATCAATAATATTGACAAATTTACATCTTTAGAGAAAAAAACAAATATTACAACACTTTTACACATTGTTAAATCTTCTAAAGACTACACAAATAAACAAATAAAAGAATTGATAAAAGAATTGAAATATCAATTACCATTCTAAAAATAACTATAAAAAATCATAAATAATGAACTTACTTACTCAAAACGCAAAGATGAA